ACCAGTTTTAGGCTCAATAAATGAATGTAATTCTTTAATTGCTTGTGAAAATTTCTTTGGTGTAGTTTTATGTGATAACGTAACAGCAATTCTACCAGCTAATTTTGCATAGTCTGGATGTGTTGTTGTCATAGAGGCTGCAGTTTCTGCTGCCAATATATCTAATTCTTTGGTGGTGATGCCGTCATAAATCCCTTGTGTAACTTTTAATGTAATAAATGTTGGATCAACATAATCCATATTTAAATCATTACATAGAGCACTAATTCTTTTAGTGATCTTGTCATATCTCATTTCTTCTAACGTTCCGTCTCTTTTTAGTACTTTCATCTCTTATTAAAAATTTTAAAATTCTAAATCACCAAATGCTGATTCAAGATCTTCAGATTCTGAAGTTTTATTGACACCCGCTTTTTGATATTCTGCAACTCTTTTTTCAAAGAAGTTTGTCTTTCCTTGTAATGCAATATTTTGCATGAAATCAAATGGATTTTCTACATTATAAACTTTAGGAACACCTAATGCAACTAATAATCTATCTGTAACAAATTCTAAATATTGCGACATTAAATCTGAATTCATACCAATTAAACGAACTGGTAATGCTTCAAGAATAAATTCTTTCTCAATTTCTAAAGCACCACAAACAATATCTTTAATTTCTTGTTGTGACAATTTATTTTGAATATGGTGATTAAACAAATGACATGCAAAATCACAGTGCATACCTTCATCACGAGAAATCAATTCATTAGAAAATGTAAGCCCAGGCATTAGTCCTCTTTTCTTTAACCAGAAAATCGAACAGAAAGAACCAGAGAAGAAAATACCCTCAACAGCAGCAAACGCAATCAAACGCTCTACAAAAGTGCCTTTATCAATATATCTCAAAGCCCATTCAGCTTTTCTTTTAATTGCTGGTATGGTATCGATAGCATTAAATAATTTATTCTGTTCTTCTTTATCTTTAATGTATGAGTCAATCAATAATGAATATGTTTCACTATGAATGTTTTCCATCATAATCTGAAAACCGTAAAACATTTTTGCCTCAGTATATTGTACAGCATTAACAAAATTCATTGCAATGTTTTCATTAACAATACCGTCAGATGCTGCGAAAAAAGCTAACACATGTTTAACAAAATGTTGCTCATCTGCATTTAATTTGTTTTCCCAATCATAGATATCTTGACCTAAATCAATTTCTTCAGCAGTCCAAAAACATGCTTCTTGTTGTTTATAGAGTTTCCATAAGTCATGGTGCTCGATTGGGAAAAGGACGAAACGTCCGGGATTGTCGACTAAAATCTTCTCGGTCATGTTATTTGTTTTATTTATTGATTAATTCTTTTCTTTCTAGATACTCATTGTAAGCTTTGTTCTTACGTTGTTTTGCTTCTTCTTGTTGGTCTACTTTGAAGCCAAGTAGTGTGTTCTGATGATCTACATCGATTTCTAGGAATTCATTATTGAATTTACAATTATTGAATACCACACCGTCTCTACCAATTCTAGATTTTAATAAAGTAAGTGTAGCTAAATTCATTTCCTTTTGTTCAAGTGTTTTACCAATTGATAATACAACGTGACCAATTTGAGCCTTCTTGATAGAACCACCCATTTGATCTGTTGTAACTACTTCACTCTTAATAGACTCTCTATTACCTTGTGTTGCAGTCCATATCGCAATATCAAATTCAGATGTCATAGATTCAAGTTGTCTCATGATTGCACCATCTCCTTTCCATTCTTCATTATAGTTTGTCTTTTCTGGAGAGATACAGTCAACATAATCCAAAGTTACTAAATCTATTCGAAAACCATCAGCTTGCATCTTCCTTAATTTAGATTTTATTTCAGAAACAGTAACTGAATCACTTGGGATCTTCAATAATCTTAACTCGCCGGTTGATGAATTTTTTCTTTCTGTAACCATTCTTTCAACCTCTTCTGCCTGAAGTGGTTGTTCTTTTGGTGTAATTCCAGTCCAAATTGTAAAATGTTTTCGTTTAATGTTATTCACATTATCCTCAAAGAAAATTTGAACAACATTATAGCCTTGGTTAAACGCTTCATTTGAGAATTTAGTTAATAATGTTGTTTTACCAGTACCTGTTGGTGCTAAAACAACCCCTAATTCACCTCTACCCAAGCCGCCATCTAATAAATTATCAATACCTACAACACCTGTTGGTATTGGTCTTCTATTATCTGCTTGTAAAGCTAAACTAATACTTTCAAAGATATCAACAACATCATTATCAGTTGCCCCAACTTGTAGAGCATCTTGAATTAATTTCTCGATTTTGTGATATTCTTCAAATTCACCCTTAGAAGTGATCTCCTCTATCTTTTTAATGGTTTTTTTTAGAACTTGTTGTTTACAAAAGTTCATTGCCTTATCCTTAATAAGAGGAACACCGCCCAGATCAATAACATGATCTTGTATGTTCTTTATAGTGTCAATAAATGCCGTTCTAGCGGTATCTGAAACACTCTCAGAAAGGATTTTTTGTTCTAAAGCAGAGTAAGAAGGTAATGTGTTATATTTTTCATAACACTCCTTAATATTCTGCATAATGAACTTAAATCCATTATTATCAAAGTAGCTTTGATCCATGACCTCAACTATACTTTCACCGAATTTTCGGTCTTCTATAATAGTTTTTAGTAGTTCTATTTGATACGTTTGCCCTAAATGGCCAAAGTTTTTTTCGGTCATAATATAAAATTATTATATATAAAATAAATTAAAGTTGGTACTGAAGATATGTCGTTTCTGGATTACCATATGACAAAACTTCAGTTAAATCTGCCAAAATTCTTCTCAATTTTGGTCGAATATCTACAGCATATCTAACTTTTGGATGGTAGTAATGTGCTGCGAATATTCTTTGAATAAATACATCGTCTCCTTGCTTAATTTCTAGCAAAAAGTATTGTTCTTCTGCTTCTTTTGGATCTTCCACAAAGTCATTATTCATAAAAAATCCTTGATTTTCGATAAGGTATTCGGAACTTTTTATTTTCAAATCTTCCGATATTTCTTCACAAATATTTTTTACTTCATAATGCAATTCCATAGATTTTCTGGTTGTAGGATTGTAATCCCTAACGTTAAAGAATCTTTGGCAGATGATATTGCCATCTAGTGTAAGTAAAAATTCAAACTTGTTTTGTTCTTGAATGTTCATAAGTCTTAGTTTTTATTTAATTTTAAATTTAATTATGTTTTTATTTTTTTCTTTTGTTGTTAATCTCATGAATGGGTTTAAGAATTTAATCCAGGCATCATCACTTTTAGGTAAAACTGTGAAAAGACCATCTTCTGTCATCATTTTCATGACATTTTTATAAGAACGACCGTCTGAATCAAGTTTTTCGGTGATTAAAGAAGTAACACCCTCTTTAGCCTCATAGGTCAATATTGGATCATCGAGACATACCATTCTATTATTAATATCAAAAAACTCATCCCCATATACACCTAACTTAGTTACCCCAGTAAGAAAATTAGCGATTAACTTGTTATGTTTATCAGCCTCAAATATTAAATTACCTTGATTCCTAACTTCACTTAAACTTAAATGACGAGTCTGCATTTCTGGGAAAAATGAGATTAATCTTTTAATGCCTAAGTTTTTAATTCCGTAAATATTATCTGACGGGTCTCCACAAAGTATTTTAACTAGTTTTACATTTTCAATAAGAATGTTTTCATGATCATATTCAATCATGTCATTCTTTTTGTATACTTTTTTGTGAGCTGGGTTGTAAATGCTTACATTTTCATTTACTAACTGTGCTAGATCTCTATCTGAAGAATAGATTATCTTTTTTTCATTAGGGGAGTTTTGTGTGTAATAAGCGATGCAATCATCTGATTCACAATATTCGAATTCTCCTTGTCTAACATAGATTTCTTCTAAATATTGTTTAATTCTTGATCTTTGTCTTTGATACGAGTAAATTTCTTCGTCTGTCTTAATTCTTGTTTTTCTATTTTCCTTATATAGACTATATATTTTTTTTCTAGACTGACTACCATCTTTACCGTCCCAGAAGACCACGATCTTATCAAGCTGATAATTTTCAAATGATCTTCTGAGAGTATCGATAAAGTGGTATAAGCCACCAAAATGCTGTCCTTTATAAAAATGGTTTTTTAAACCGTAGAAACCAATGGTTAATAAGTTGTCCCCATCAACCAATAATGTGTTAGACATGTAGTCTATTCTTTAATAGTTAAACAATTAATCCTCGTTGACTTCTTCTGGTATTGGTTCGAATTTAATCTCATCAACATTATCTACCTTCTCATCAAATAATGAGCTGATATATACCAAATTGTCTTTTACATAATCCTCTCTAGATTTTTTCTCTTCTGCTGCTTCTTTTGCTCTCATAAATCCATGAGGTGTTACCATAATCTTACCATCACCAAATTGAATACCATTAACGTGGTTCTTCATAACTGTAATCTTACTTCTTGTTGCGATAGTAACAGTTCTTTTATTCTTTGTGATAGAAATTTTTGTTGTTCCAGCATTCTTTTCGTTACCAAATCTGAATACTAATGTTGAATTTAACCAAATAGATTCACCACCTTTCGCTTTGATTTTAGGTTGACCAAATGGATTATCTGGTAATTCAACCCAAGGCTGATTAACAATAATCAAAGTGTTTGTGTGATCTTTATCTGCTCTTCTTGAACCAGATATTCTTTGGTTAATTCCCATACCGATCTTGTCTGATAATACAGAAGCATTGTGTTGCTTACCGCCTTTACCTTCCCAAGTCATTTTACATGGTACAGAACCAACAGAATCCCAAAGGAATAGTAAATCATACGGTAACTCACCTTTTTCTTGTAAATCAAGCATTTCATTGATAAAATCAGTGATTTGTTCAATGTACTCGAAATCATTTTTAAAAATGAAATCTCCTGAATATGTGATTTCTCCAGTTGAATGGTCAATATCCTTTGTTACGGGAATACCCATAATAGAAGCATGGTCAAAATCAAATTTTTGTTCTGTGATAATAAAAATTGGTAGCATACCTTTTTTAATAGCATCAGCTGCTGCACCAAGTAAAGCTGTTGTTTTACCCGTATCTGAGTGACCTAAAAACATATTGATGTGTCCTAGTGCAGGACCTGGTAATCCAGTAGCATCTAGAAAAGCATCACCCAAATCCAAGAAACGGTCTGGTTTATATGTTGTCTTGCTTGAATATTTCGAAGCAAGTTGTGAAATTGAGAAATTTTGTTTCTTTATAGCCATATTAATAATTTTTTAAAAAAGTGGGCTTTTGACGTTATCTCCAGCCCATTGGATTAGAACGGCAGATTTTCGTCTGCTTCTTCGTCTTCTTGAGGATCTTCAATCGGTGCAGCAACTGTTTGTGCTTTACCTACAATCACTTCTTCACCACTAGCACCTGAGGACCATTTTTTGTTCTCAGAATCCCAAATTGGTGTTTCTCCTTTCGCAACCATTTCTAGATATTCTTCTGGCTTCTTAGAGTATACATCTGACCAAGATAACTCATCATTAACCCAACCTTTTGCTACAGAATCATCTGTATGAAGTGGAGACGGGTCTTCAGGAATAATTGAATTGATTGTTGTATATTCCTTACCATTACCTGATTTTGTCAAGCTTAGGAATAATGTCAAATCTCTACCAGTTTGTAGATCGGTGATGTCACCTTTCTTTTGGAAAAGAGGGAAAATCTTATCTAAGATACCATCTTGCTTTCCGTTGTGCTTAAATCTCCAGAATTTAGGACCATCTTGTTCGTTATCACGATCAATAACTTTAACAATATAGAACTTCTTAGAACGATATTGACGGGCGTATTCTTTGTCCGCCTCAACACCGGTATTCATCAATACCTGATATACTTCATTCAATGGAGAACGCTTACCTTCTTGTTTTGGATCAAAAAGCTTTACCCATTTACCATCTACTTGGATTTCATGGAAATAAGCCTCTTTAAACGGTGTTGTGCCGTCAGCTGTAGGTAGGATTCGAATTCTACGTTCTTCTCCTCTAGAACCTTTCGGTAAAACCGTTGTAAAATACTTTTTTAATCTGTCTTCGCTCGATACTTTGTTACCGTTTCCGCTTGCGGATTGCTTGTTTTTTTCGTACTGTGCAAGTACTGCGTCTACTGTGCTCATAATTTTTGTTTTAAATTGACAATAGTAAAATATAAATAAAAAAACCCAGATTACAAAATCTGGGCTAAAAATAATTTTAAAAAGTATGTAAAAAGTTACTCTAGGGTCAATAGATATGCTAATTTGTTGATTGAACCTAACATTTCATCTCTAAGGTTTAAAAGGTCGGTATCTTTTTCTTTTGACAATTCCCCACTTAATCCTATAAGTCCGTTTTTAGCGGCTTGTAGAAATTCAACAATATTAAGATCTGTAAGATTCTTCATTTGAATGGTGTCGGTAGAGTTATCTAAAGTAAATCTACCATGTTTCCCCATACAAACTTCAACATATTCGTCAATAAGACCACCTAAGGTACTATAAATTTCACCAAAAGCAATATGTCTAGCATAACCTTTGGTTTGCCAATGTAATATTTTAAATTGTAGCTGTAAACTTAAAAAAAAGTTTACATTAGAACTCAGGTTGTTGTTCATCTTGATATGGATTAAAGCTCTTCACTAAATGCTCTTTTGAATAGTTTTCAACTTCATTTTTTGTTAAAACGTATTCATTTTTACCACTAGCTCTCATTTCTTCTTGTTTATGGGTAAAAAACTCTTGGGGTTTCTGGCTAAAAGGATATGAATCCAATGAGCGCATTTCTAATTTTTCTTCTGGGGTTGGTGGCTTCATACCTTCAACTTTTGAACCCAACTGATCAATTTTAGTTAAAATCGCATCCATATTACCTAATTTAGATTCTAGATCATCTAGTTTACTAAACACGGTATCCATTTTTTGAATTACACCGTCATGTTCCATTTTAGAACTTTCTAATTCATTCTTGATGTTTTTAGTCATATTAACTAAATCTGTAACATCAACTTCTTCAGTTTCACTCATTTCTGGGCTGTCTGGTAATGGTGCTGCTGGTGCGTCCATTCCTGGTGCATCTACTGGTGGCATATCTCCTGCAGGTGCAGGTGGCATATCTCCTGCTGGTGCAGGTGGTAGTGGTGCAGGTTCAGCTTGCTCATTAATTAGATAATGCTTAGCAGCATTTCTGTTGATTTCTCTAAATCTGTTTACTTCCTGTATAAGTTTTTGTTCTAACATAGTATTAGTCTTGTAATAATTGTCTACCGTCTTCGGTAATGTATTTTTTATTAATTCTTTCAACGATTCCGTCTTTGGATCTGATTACATAACATTCTCCAGTTTGTAAATCACATTCTTCTCTTTCCATTTTATCATTTGATACCGTTCTTGTCATTTTGGGTTCTAAGAATTGATCAACTGCTCTGTTTAACTTTTCCATAGTGTTAAATTATATACCTATAAATACATCAATATTTATCTTTTTCTTTATTTATATCTTATTATACTTGATATATACTACATCCCCTTCTACTAATTTTAATTTTCTCATCAATGTTGGGCTAAGTGCAACACCAAACTTACCATATGTTGCATCATTAATACTTGGTCCATTATGAATTGGACCCTCAAACAATCCAGCATTAGG